CTTCGCGCCTCGTCGCGGACAACTCCGCGATCAGGTCGTCCAACGTCGCGCCCTTGAAACTCGCGGTTGCGGTTGGAACGGCTGGAGCCTGTGCCGCCGGGTTCGTCGGCTGTTCGTCGGTATCGGCATTGTCCACAGCGGTTCCATCCTCCACGCTTGTCTCGTTGCCCTCGCTCCCGGCGACGACATTCGCGTCCGGCTGAGAGAAGCCGGTCTGAGCGCGAGCCTCTTCGCGGCTGATAATGCCCGCCGTGTACAACTCCACGATGGACTTGCTTTGGAGCGCATTCACCTGCTGGAGAATTTCCATCTGCTCCGGGTGCCACACGAGTTCAAGGCCGAGAGCGCGGAATAGCTGATCGTTGAGTGCGGACGAGATGAGCTTCGCCTCCGGCATAATCGTATGCTGGTGAGTGGTCAACCCATGCGCAGTAGCCGTGGCGAAGTTCGCGGCGTTACTGGCGATGATGTCTTCGCTCAGGCCGAACGCAGCGCAAATTTCGGACATGGCTGCGGCTTTGAGCTGCGGCATCGCTAACTGGTCAGGTTGGTATCCAAGCTGCTTGACGTCCACGTTTCGCCGGAGCGCCGTCGTCTGCCATGCGTTCCGGACGCCTGCCATCAGCCGTTTCCACCACGCTTCTAACCGTTTCAGGTCAGGGTCGTTGGTCGCGGCGTCCACAATCAAGAGCGTTGCGTTCATTCCGCCGCGAGAGAAGAATTGCGTCACGAACTCGTTGGAACTCCCGACGATGCCCGCTGCCTTGAGCGCGACTTGAGCCGGAGAGATACCGGGGCCGATTTCGACCAGCGGGTCAGGGAGCCAGATATAGACAAGCTCGTCCGGCGCCAGGTGCATCGTGTTCTGCTGCCCGCCCCCACCGAACACGCGGTCAAAGCCGACAAGCCCCGCGGAATCAAACTTTGGCTTGATCGTCTTGCACGCGACCCAACGCAAGTCCAGCAGGCGGACAAGGTTTCGCTCCGGGAACACATAGGCCGCAGCATCGAGGCAAAGCGAGGCTTCTATATTACGGAGGAGCGTCGGAAGAACGCTCTTGAGCATCTCCACGTCCACGCCAACCGGCGTGCCCTCCAGCGTCCAAGGGATACCGGCGACGGCCATCGCCCGGTACTGGACGCAGCGATAGACCCAACTGACGGTCTGGTAGATCATGGTCGGCGTGATGATGCCGGGGTCGGGCGAGCCAAACAACGTTTCAGCGGTCGCGGCCGACAAGGGGATGCTCTTGAAAGCCGCCGAGTCGCTTCGCCCGCTCCCCGACTTGAACGAGGCCGTGTCCAGTTCGATGAACGGCGACCCGCTGCCCCAGGTTGTTTCAAAAGTCATCGTCGCCACCATCCTTATCCGCTTCCCACGCGAAAAGCCCGTTGTCGGCGGGCGCCTGGAATGCCATCATGACGGCGTCCCCATCGTCGGTACTGCGTCCAATGCGCTTTCGAATATCGTCCTTACTTTCCACTGCGATTTTCCCCCCGCTTTGAATGCGCCAGTGAGGAGCCGTCAGGTCGCCGGTCAGCAGGTCATCGGGCGGAAGCGCAACCCATTCGCCGTTATCCGGGTCAAGCAACTCCCGAAGGGACCACCATCCTTGAGAACGTTTATTGGCGAAACCCATCAAGCCCGCCCGGTCGAGGCCGTCCGCCCGCGCCGACGCGTTGAACGCGAACACGCTCAGGCCCATCTCACCGAGCCTGTCCACGACGCCCGCGCCAATGCCGATGACGTCCACCGCTGCCGAACACGTCCACTTGCGGATGAGCGCCGCGACGCGCCCGGTCAGGCTCATCGTGTTAGGTTTGCCGTCTCGGTACAACGGCGCAATCGCGTAACGCGGTGGTTGCCCTTCCACCATCCATTCCCACTTCTCCGCGATGGTAGACTTGTCACCGCCCCGGCCCACGTCCACGCCGAGGGCCTTCAATTCGCCTGGTCGCCCGGCGTCGTCCCATTCGCGCCAGCGGTCGTTCGCCTGTTCCAGCCACGCGAGAGGGACAAGGCCATCTTCCCGGCTGGACGCGAACTCGCCAAGAACGCGATTCTGATAAACAGCGCTCGTCTCCCCCCACTGCCGTTTGCGCTGTTCGGCCCAATCGCGGGGAACGCGCCCGGCGTCTATCGCGTCCTCCAGCGTGACGTGGATCGCCGCCCAGTCCTCGTAACCCGGCTTCCGCGTCTGGATATCGTAGAACCTTCCGTTCGGTTCGCCCGGCGTGCTGATTGCCAGCGCATACGCTTCGCCGCGCCCTGTGCCAGCGAACGCGCCTTCCGCCGCATCGAACGTCGCACCCGGAACGACCTTTGCCTCGTCGAAGATGTACAGCAGGCAGTCGGCGTGCGCGCCTTCAATCAGGCTAGGGTCATCCGACGCGACGGCGAACGCTTCGCCGGTATTGAGCTTGAGGCTCATCTGCAAAAGCTCCCGACGCCGGTCGAACGGGGCGCGGCCGATGGCGTTCCATCGCAGACGACGAACCCACTTATGAACCTCCGGCCAAAGGTATTTGGTAAGCTGACGCCACGCTGACGCCGTCGTGATGCACTTCCAGTCCTGCCCATCGCGGGTAAGGGCGAAGTGCAAAATCGCCCACGACGCGAGTGCGGTTTTTCCCAGACCATGCGGGCCGCGAACGCAGGTGCGGCGATTTTCAAAGAGCGACGACAAGATGTTCGCCTGATACAACGCTGGGCCCTCGCCTTTCGGCCAGTAGAAGCAATCCAGGACGAAACCCGGCAGGTCGTAATAGTAGCGCCGCTGAAATTCGCCATAGCTTGACCCCGCCGGGCTCCACGCCGTCAACCTCTGGTCGAGGTACTCCGCGAACTTCCCCTCAATTCGAAGGGGTCGCGATGTAGGGCCGGAGATCGGCGGCAATTGCCGCCAGGACTTTATGGTCATCGACGTGTCGTTCCACTGAAGCAATCACACTTTCCAAGAACGCCATACCTTCACGAACATCCAACATCGCCTGTATCTCAATCCGTCGTTTGCGCTCGCTCTCCACCAGTCCGCGACGGTCGCGCAGCACGTCCCGAATTTCGCGCCACGCCAGGGCGTCTATCGCGCCGCGGCTGATCAGGCTCCCGATGTAGCCGAGTTGCCGTTGCATCTCCTGGACGTCCGTCGCGGCGAGCGCGGCTTCATAGGCTTTCCACCGCTCGCGCAACTCCAGCCACAGGCTCGCGCCTTCCCCCTGTTCGACGCGTTCCAGCAGGTCGCCCAGGTGCGCGTCGATGAGGGCGATCTCCTCCGTCATGTTGAGCAGGTCGCCGTCACCCAACGCTTGCGCGTACCGCTCGCCCAGGCGCCGTGGAATAACCTCGTGGTAGCGAGAGTGACGGCCATCTTTCCACAGGTGATGCGCTGGCCCAGGAGGAACGGACATACCGCCGTGAAGGTAGCAGCGACCGTTCGGCATCGGTGCGCGTTGGCAGGGCGTCCCGGCGCGTGTCTTGGCGCCGCACGTCTTGTTGCCTCCTTCATGGGGTATCTCGTTCATCATGAGGTTACTCGTTCTGTAATGGATACAGGTTGGAACGTTGCCGGACGGAGCACGTTGTTGAACTCCTTCCAACGCACCGACACGTCAAGACCGCGTTCGCCTTTGTCCTTGATTGTGCAAAGGCCCGGCCATGCTTCTGCGAACCGTTTCGCCTGTTCACTATGCAGACCTGCGCGGTACTTCTCGGAAAGACCGCCCTTCTTGTTTTGCCCCATCGCAACCTTGTCCATCGCCCATGTATGAACGAGGAGCGTGCACCACCCCTGCGCCAGATGCTGGACGCAGAAGTCAACGTCCTCCTTCATTTCCAGTTCAGGCCGATAGTTGACGCCGGTATCGGCGCGGGTGAGGACGCAGCAATAGGCACGTGTGTTGACGCTGAACTCCTTCTCGGAGCGAAAGGCGAATTGCTGGTAGTCGGCCGCAGCGAGGGCGACATTTTCGTAACGATTCGCTATCCCCTCAATGGCGCTCAGGACGGAACGGGCATCGGTCGGCGCCGACTTGCCGTTGCCGCACTTCCGAAACTCCGTGATGTTGTCGTCGAGTTGCCAGTAGAAGGAATAGCCCTCCTCGCGGGCGTAGTCGAGGATGAACTGGCGCACATACGTCACGCCCTGGTGAGATTCGGGCAAGACGAGAATATCAGCCGTAGGGAATGCGGCGCGGTAATCCGATTCTTCATGCGGCTCCACAACCAGGGTGTAAGGGATGCGCGAAGCGTCGAGCAGCTTCGGCGTCGTGGCGATGTCGGCCCGGCCCCTGGAGGGAACGAACACAGGGAACGCGACGTGGCCGAACGCGGCTCCGTCCTCGCGCTGCGCTTCCCCCTTGTCGCGGTATACCTTGAGCATGGAGGCGAGTTCCGCCGCGCTGCCGACGCGGTGGCCTTCCTCAATGTAGGGACGGTTGTACAGGTAGACGATATCGCCGTTTTCGTCCACGCCAGACGGAACCAGGGCGCCTCCGAAGTAGCGAGCCGGGCTCATCGCGCTCTTGGGGTCGTTCCACACGTCGCGCATGTAATCGAACATCGACTGGTACGCCCG